CTGTTGGTACCTGAGGAGTAGTTATATAATTTACATAACTTGTTTCCTCCCAAATTTGAGGTACATTATTAATATATTCTAATTGAAAACGATAGACTGACGGGTTTGTGGGAGACGGTCTATAAGTTAATTTATAAATTATAAACCGAGGTAACATTTCTATATATGTATCTCTTTGTCTATATTGGTAAAAGCTTTTATTAGCTCCTCCAGACATTGTAACGGTTTTTCTAATGGATTCATGGCTATGTGTTCTTGTACCAAATCCTGATGTTATAGTGTTAGCTTGTTCTTTGTACACTAGGTTGTAACCATTTTTTTGAAAGACAACATAGCATATATCATCTGCACGGTTTCCGCGATGTCTTAAAGTATCATTTACAAAGCTTTCTGCGTATGTCGCTTGTGGTACTGTATTTGTATTTGAAAAGGTATTACTTGTCGGGTTAGTTGCAGCATTTGGTCCGTAATAAAAGAATGTTTGTATTTGTCTCGGTGGGGTTGGTAAATGACCTGTAATAGTAACAACACCTTCACCTTTATTGTCAACGGTATTCCGGGACCCTTTTAAGGATGTTATTTGTAAACCGCCTCTGTTTTGCCAATCATCTGTTGAATATATATGCGTTACCCCAGTGATTGGGACCATAATGGTTTTTTCCTCAAAACCCGAACGAGAAGCTACAACATTATTACCGCTAAAATTAATAACATGAGTATTGTATGCAAAGCGCACACCTTGTCGTTCTACTTTAAGTTTTTTTTGTAGTTCAGCGTCTAACGTACAAACGTCTTCATTAAGAGCTTCAAAGTAGTCATTTATTTTAGCCAAAGACGTACCTATATATTCTTGTTTACTAATTTCAGATGTTTTATATTCGCAACTCATTATATCTATTTATTTTAATATTGGGCCCACGTTTGTGGATTTAACCAAGTACTTCCTGTATCTAATTGAGATAAATTTTGTAACGTATACGCTCTTTTAACTACGTACCATGAATCTGTTTTTTCCCGAGATAAAAAGTAGACAATAAAATTTGTTAAGTCTGTTTCCGAGTAATCATGGTTTGAGTTACCGGTAGCGTTAAATGTTTCCGTACCGCTTTTAGCGCTACCACCAATAATTTTTATATACCAATCATAAGAAAAACCACCACCTGAAAAAGAATAAGAAGTTCTATTTTGTGAGATGTAACTTGCCATACCGTTGATCTGATATATAACATATATATCCCCGCCGTTGAACAAAGGGTCTTGACTATCTATAGCAGGTATACCAAGTTGACTGTTTATAAAATTTTGTATTGTACCATATGTAGGTAAACTATTAGTAATGTCTACTTTTTGCTTTGTACCGGGGTTTGTTGCCGGTGTCGGCCCGTAGTAAAAAAAGGTTCGAATCTGTCTCGGTGAATCTGGTAATATTGCATTTATTATTACGTCTCCTTGTCCCGAACCTCCAGCTGGTACAGGTAAGTACCCTCCTTTTATGTCTCCGTCATTTGTGAGCCCGGTAGCCTGTATAGTTACGTTACGACCGGCCTTGATACCTGTAACACCAGTAATAGGTATAGTAACTGTTTTTAGAACACCATTTTCTGTAACATCAACTCCTTCACCGGAAAAATTTAATACAAAGGTCGTACGGTAATTTGAATTTTCAGGCAACGGTTCAACCCGACCTGTTCCGGAAAGAGGTTGTACATATTCCGTAGATACCTTAATGTGTTTGTAGACTTCGTCTTTTAATTCACACGAAGCTTCATCTAACACAAAAAAATTATTATTAATAATATCAAGTGAGTCGCTTAAGCATTCTTTACCTTGGATTTCATCTACACTATAAGGACAATCTGCATTAATAGGCGGCTCAATTATTATATCACATCTTTTAGGCATTTCTTATATTTATAAAGAAAAACCCGGCCTTTCGACCGGGTTTTCTGTGATTGTGTTCGTTCTCGAATATATCTCGATTAGAGGTATATAGCGTGGTTACCAGGAATGAATGTCTGACCCAATCCTGTGCAAAGTACTAAGTGATAGTAAAGATTTGCACCGAAGATGTGATCAACGACACCATAACGTGTTAACATACCAACACGAGGACTGAAATCGTTAGGACCGATTGTGCGCTGTACCATTACAGGGATGTAAGGACAGTAGACAATGCCGGTATCGTAGTATTCAGGTCCCTTATAGCCCAAGAGTGCATAGTCAACAGTCTTGGCGCGTGGGTTTTGATAGCCACTGCCGCCTAGGTATGTTGAAGATGTTTGAGCTTCTGTGCGAGTATCACGGTAGATTTGGAAACGGCCACCTACTGAACCAACCTTAGCAATACCAACAGGTGATGTATTTACATTACCGTTGACTGGCATCCAGGTGAAGTTAGGAAGTGTTTCGAGAATTGCGCAAATACGTGGTGTTGCGATAATGAAATTAGCGGCACCACGGCGGTTGCGGATGGCAACGCGGTTAGCTTCAACAACGATTCTGTTGTAGAAGTCACGAGCGCGCTCACCTGACCAACGACCGTCAGCTGAGATAGCTGACCATGTTGAATAACCAACACCAGCGCCTGCGTTTAAGCAAGTCTGAAGCATACGCGCGATCATTTCGCGGTCGATTTCAGCTTGGATTTCGTAGGACATTGCGTTTGTTAATTCGGAGTCGATGTCAATTCCGTTCATGTTTTTCAAATCTTGTTCGAGTTCAACTGACCAGCGAGCTGCTAGACGGCGTGTGCCGGCTTCAACAGCTGTCTTTTCAAACGAAACAGTGACTTGTGGGATCTTTGAAGTTAATTCAAAGTTGCTTAGAAGTTGGGCAACACCTGAATCTTCAGTCATCATTTCGAAATCAGAATTACCTGATAGAAGTGTTGATGAAGTACCTGTGAAGGTTGTATTCAAGTAGTTATAACCAATCTCTTTGCCATCTGGACGGCCACTGAAGTTGTTAAGAGCACCTGGGTTTGATCCGTCACCGCCATTTACTACGGTACCGAGTGATTCGGCTTCGTATTTGTAGCGGAGAGCGAAAGCAAGACCTACAGGACCTGTCATTGGCTGTACACCCACGATCTCATTTGTGATGAGCTCAGGGAATGTACGGCGAATCATCGGGATAAGAACTTTTGGTAAACGAGCGTCACCTGTGGCGTAGAAGTCATTGCTGAGCTTGCCGCCTTGTCCTGGAGAACCTTGAAGAGTACCACCGAAGACACCACCGTTACCGGCTGTGTTGGATTCGAAGCACCACTTCTCTTGGTTTTCTAGGAGGATAGCTGTGTTTAATCTTTTGTAATCGTCCTCGATAGCGGCAACTTTGTTTGACGTATAGTCAAGCACTGGAGCCCACTTTTCAACAAGCTGTTCAGCTCTTGATTTATCGATGTGTAGTAGATTTTCCATGATTATTTTTTTCTCCTTTATAAGAGTTTTTCGACCTTAAACTGAGTATGAAGTTCAAGTAAGATTAATGTCTTAGCTTTAGTCTAGAACCATCTAGACGCTTCATCTCGCTCAGATATCCGCCTACAGGTGTATCATTTGTACCCTGTACGGAAGAAACTTCGTCTTGTTGTGAGGCTGCTTCAGGACGATCAACTGATTCAACAATCCGCTGTTCAATTGAATCCTGGGCTTTTTCTTCACGTTCGACTGTTTCTCTTTCGAACATCTCAACTACATACTGAAAATTCTCCTGAATATATTCAGGTGACTTACCCTTTAATAGCTTTGAAACATATGCCTTAGCGCTATCAGGTAATTCTTTTGTTTTTTGTTCAAGTAGAAACGCTGCTTCTACTTTTAGTAGTTCATGATTTATCTTAGTATTTGACTCTAAGGCTTCATTGAGCTCTTTCTTTAAAGAGTCAATTGTTTTCTTTCCATCAATGAGAGCATCTTTAATCTCATCATTGACAAATTCTTCGTTAATACCAACTAATTGGCGAACTTGATTTAGTACTTTACGAGCACGAATATTTTCTACTGCTTCGTTTACTTGATCTTTTGGAATTACTTTATCAAGATACAAATCAAGATAATTTGAAATTTCATCAACAACACGTGTACGGAAAGTCTCTGCTTCTTCGTTTAGCTTTGTTTCGTATTTTTCAACGATTGACTTTAGCATACCTGTATGTTTTTCATCGATACGGGATACGACTTTCTTTAATTTATTAGCGTGATCGAAATCGATTGTTTCAGCTAACTTACGTAACTTAGCTGTGTGGTCTTCATCTATGGATTCAATTAATTGTTGAAGTTTAGCAGTGTGATCTTCATCAAGTTTTAAAACAGCTGCTTCTACTTGTAGTTCAGCTCTTTTATTAGCTTTTTCTTCTACAGCGGCTTCAAAAGCCTCTTGTACTGCTGTTAGTGTATCTTCAGTTATTAAATCTTGAAACTGATCTTTTAGAATTTGTTTGAAGTCCATAGTGTGTTATATATTTATTTATTCTCCAGCGTTAAATTTTTTGAATGTTTCGGTACTAGTATATTCCTGTACTCGTTGTTTAAGTTTGTCTTGTACACATTGTTCGAGAGATTTTTGTGCAGAAGAGTACTCTCCTTTTACAATATCTTTAACAAATGACTGTATGTTTTGTTGTTCGTTCATATTAAGCTACTTTAAGCATATTAATAAACTTAATCAACGATTCCTTGAGAAAAGAATCCTTATTGTGTTTAGGAAATACTGCCATATCCTTTGTTAGTGTTTCATATGCTTGCAAAGCTCTTTCAACAATTGTACCATCTGGTCTTACGATCCACTCTTTCGATTCCATAACCGATTCAAGCATAGCATCTTGTACGGATGGTTGATGAACAACGTCTAAACAAATTAAGTGAAAGTTGGAAACTTTTTTAGCATCTCCTGCTTCGGTAATATTACCTAAAGCGCGAGAAGAGATACCCATTTTAACATTATCTTGTATTAGAGATTTTAAAAGTAACCCCATTGGTGTATTAAGTACTTGGGATTTACCGATGAAATAATTACCGTTCTGTTTTAGTTCTGTAACCAAGTGACAAGCATTAACGGGGTTAACTTCTGTCGATTGCGGGTGGTTCATTTCACCAATAGCGCGACGGGACTTAATCATTTGATCTGAATAACGTGAAACTTCTTGAGTCATTTCATCAAGGGAGTAAACTCTACCGTTTTGATTTTTCTGTTCGGCCATTAAAAATGGGCCTGTAATGAAAAGTTTTTGTTCACCTTGACGGTTTTTTTCTTCAATAAGGAAGTCTAAGCCTTCATGAAGGTCTTCACGTATAAATTTTAGTCCCATAGGTATAGAATTATTTATACTTATTTATTCTTTTTTCCGCTTTGTTCTAGCATAAATATGTAATATGTTTACGGCATTGTTAGCTTTTACAGCTCTCTTAGTAGCTGGCTGTGGGGCGTATTTTTCGGTATTGGGTATCGCAACTTTATTTTCAGGACACTTCTGGCAAGTAGCTATAATGGCTGGGTCATTGGAACTCGGTAAATTAGTAGCGACATCTTTTTTGTATCGTTATTGGAAAAAAATAGTTTGGTTTCTTAAACTATATATGATAGTAGCTGTACTGGTGCTTATGGTAATTACATCCATGGGTATTTTTGGTTATCTGTCTTCTGGCTATCAAGTCAATGCTGGTAAGACAGAATTAATTGATAATAAAGTGGCTCTTATAGAACAACAAAAAACAAATATTAAAAATGAAATTGACCAGATTAACGCGCGTATTACTACACTTAATGAGGCTCGTAAATCTCAGGAAGCTCGTCTCCCGCAAATGTCACGCCGCTCTGCAGCACCCGTCTATGAGGACATGGCAAGAGCAGCAGAAGAGATCAAAGGGTTAACAGCTAGAGCACAAGTGCTTCAAACAACAGTATTTGAAAAAGATAATGAACTTATTTCCTTAAGCAGTGAGGGCAATGAAGTGCATGATATTGGTACATTTAAATTTGTATCTGAGTCAGTTGGTTTACCGCTTGATACAGTTGTAAAGATTTTTATTATCTGTATCGTATTAGTGTTTGACCCTTTAGCAGTTTCTTTAGTTCTTGCTTATAACATTGCAAAGGGCGGATCAATATTAAAAGAAACTACACCAAAACAATTATTAGTAGATCAACCTGTACCAGTTAAACCAAAAACTAAAACAACTATAACTGAAGAAATAATTGAAGAAATAGTACCTGATACAGAAAACAAAACTCGTAAATATTCAGGTCATTTAAAGACCTAAATGCTTTTCTGTTAATATAGTAAATTCGTAATTTTTATTTTTAGCCCACTGGGTAGCAGCTTCCCATTTAGCTCTATTTTTAACATACTCTGCTTGACGACGGAGTAACGATTTTGTATTGCGGTTATTTTTACTCGGCTGTGGAGGTACTGTTTGTATTGCAGGTTTTATTTCTATTAGATATTTTTTAAGTGTACCGTCTTTAGCTCTTAAAGTTATATTACTGTCAACAAAATAACGCGACACTCTTCCTGTTAAAGGGTTTTGATATGGTATTACAATCGATTCAGATCCCCATTTTATAACAGCAGGGTTATGGTCACACCACCTCATATATTTTAATTCATATGATGAGCGATAAAGTATAGGGTGGGTACCTTTATATTTTTCTGGGTGAGTTGGTCGAAACAAACCTTGTTTAAATTTCGATACTCTTTTGCGATTCATATTAACCAATAAAGAACATACTTGGTGTTACGTCTTCGTACGCAGTTTTTAATTCAGTTTCGAGCGTATCTCTCTCTTGAAGCCCTTGACTTTGAAAATCTTGGTAATTGACGTTACCGCCACCAAAAAGATTTGTTCCGCTGTATTTACCTCTTACGTTTGCTATAGCGATTTTTGTTTGGGCAAGGGCGTATCTAAATACCCATCTCTCGTTAATAATATCTTTAATAGGTCTTTCTATATAACAACCTACAGCCCCGAGATATGATTGTTCTGGTATTGGTTCAGGTAATATTCTAAGAATTTGATTTTTAGCATCAAAACGAAAGTGCGGGGTCATCGCTAAAACTTTTTGTCTAGTATCGATAAACCCTTTTAAAATTTCCCAAGAAATTAAATCAAAACCAAAATTACCTACCATATAAGATGAATAAATTTGTTGAGCCATTGATTGCTCTAAAGTAAACAGCGTATTAATACCTGTTGACTCACCGTAGTTAAATGAAAAGCAATCTAATACCCGTCTGTATGATTCTAAATCATAGTCATAAGCAGCAGACAGTCCCGGGGTATCTGATTTATACATCTCCGGGGTCATATTAATCATAGTATCAACTCTGAGACCAACCCCACGTACATACTTCTTTGAATCGAATAATAAAAACTCTTCTGTATAACCTGCATATTTTGTAAAGTACTCCATAGCTATAGCTATGCAATCATATATTTGCTCGTCTGATACTTCGATATTAACAAGCGGTTCCCCTAATTGACGACGGATACGTTGAGCAAGAGCACTATAGCTTTCTATTTTATGGTTTAAATTTGTAGAGCCGGGAGTTGCTCTGGGTAATACGTTCATATATAGATTATTTATTACAATTTATATCTTTGTAACAAGAAGTTAACCTTATCAAATACATCTTGTTCGTTTTTTGCTGCTAATAAATGTATATAACCTTTTTCTTTTGCTTCACTTTCCTTAGGGTAATCGTTAAAAAGATATGTTATTTGCTTTTTATACTTTTGGGATATTACAGAAATAATATACTGTTCAATAAAAACAGCTTTTTTCCAACCAGCTTTATCATCTTTAAAGTTATGAAAGTTTAACCAAAAATTTTTATTTAACGGGTTATACACCATTGAAAGAGATTCAGTAGCATAATCGTCTATAAATTCTAAATCATTCCCTCCAAATATACCCATGTTAACACCATAGGTAGGTTTATGGTATCTCATTTTTTGAAGATCTGGGCAATTAGCTAAAAAAGTATCTATTTCATAAAACCAATGTATAACATTTTCTGGAGATTGGACAAACACTTCTGATGTTAGTATTCTATTTTCTAACGGTTTCAATAAAAAAACATCGTAATCAATATGTATAAAAGGATCTCCTTTTTGAGCTGCAAGTTTATAGGCTAAAATTTTACCTAAACTCCAAACTTTACCAAACTGTGTATCTAAAGAATCTAATTCTGTACTAATAGATGTAAACCCTGTACCTTTAAAATGATTTGCAGCTGCAGAATCAGTTATTAAGTGAACTTCGCTAAAATGCTTTTTAGCAAAAAAAACTGATAATTTATGTAAGTTTAAAAGTTTTTGGGTAGGGGCTCCGCGATAGCCAGCAGACCAATACGACATGTATGCTTTCACGTAAATATTTATATAAACTGTTTATAAGAATACAGATATTGTATGGGTAACAAAAAGGTTAGGGTCCAACACATACGTCCAATCATTTGTTTGTAAGTCATATAAATCAAATATTTCATTATAACTGCTTTGTTTTGTTGTAAATATTTCATTAGACCCAAAATAATGTATAAATCTATTGTTGTTATATGTTATAGCAAAGTAATCGTCGTCCATATTAATGGAACGATACCAACCCGTGCCTAGTCTTCCGTTAGTTTTAAAAACATATACACCGTTATAAAAACCACTTTGAAAACCAGCAAAAACGTTATTACCACCTGTTATATTAACCTGTATATTCAATAGATCGCTCAAGTTACTTAAACCTACTCCATATTCTCCACCTGGCATGCCGGAACCACTACCAGAGCCTCCATCTGTAGGCTCAACAATAACTTCTTTTAACCAATATATACGTTTTGCAAACTTTCTATATGTGGTGTCGCGTGCAGGTACCCAGGGCATATATAATATTTAATTAACCTTGAGATTCTGTCCAAGAAACACGAGCACGGGTCATTGATGCAGTACCGTCAAATACTTTTGCAAAAATAGTTAATACGTCTGGGCCATCCGGAAATGAGCCGCCGCCGCCTAATATACTATTACTTAACTCTCTAACGATATTAATATCGAATGATTCCGAGCCATAAACTGAAACATTACTTGTTACAGCAACTTGAGGTACAACGTAATAAGAAGCAATAATATCACCGCCCTTGCCGGCAGAGTTAAAAGTGCCCTTGATAGTATGATCTAAAAACTGAGCAATACTACCGTTACCAGCTGGTGACCAATTATTTTCATTATAGAAAATAGGGTCTTCTGTATTAATTTTTACTACAATCTGCATAGGTTGAGTAGCGACAATACCGATATTTTTTAGAGTTAAAAGAGATCTATTGATAAGATTTCTAACCCCGAACGGTCCTGGTATACCATAGTCAACAGATGGGGCTAAACGTAGACTTAAAATTGCTTGTTCAGCTGAAGTAGCGCTAAAAGCTGTTGATGTAGACGACGTAAATAAGTATGATTTATCTTCATCAAATCTACCGTCCATAATAACTGAGACGCCCCAGTGGCTTAATGCCGGGGAACAATTTTGATTGTAAGAAATAAATCCATCTCCTGCTAGGGATGTGGTAGGTCCTGACTCTAAACCACCAGAATTTCTCTCATCAAACGACAGTACAACCCCGTTACTAAAGCCGTTCATAGCAGATAAAGGTACAACAGCTTTAGTGTATTTTATATATTCATTATTTACAATAATACGGCCCTTTTCAGGTATGAGGTTAGCATCGTCTTTAGAAATAATAGCACTAAGACTATTTGTACTTAAAGGCGTTAACAGAGTACCGGTTTTAGAAGTACTCTGAATTTCAAAACGGCCTGGTAGGTTACCAGAACGCATATAAGCCTTTCTATTTGTATTGTTGTTATATATTTCGTGGAAGTATATAATTTTTCCATCAACAGATCTTAAACCGAATCTAACTTTACCTGCACCGTACCATGAATAATCCATGAATACCATCTGCATTTTTGATAAATCAAGAACATAGCCAGAAGGTCCGGTGCCATCTAGTTTATCTAAATTAAAATCTCTTTGATTATATCTTTCTTCTAATGTCTTATAAATTTTAACATTATCAACACTAGGTCCACGGTATGCAGGAACCATATATGCAGACAGGTTGTTAAGTATAGTTGAAAAGGAATATGATTGTCCTTTAATTACGCAGTAATCGTTTTCAGCAAACTGCGATAAAAATTTTGAATTACCATCGTGAGATGTTATAAGTCTTTTATTTTCGCGAACACTTACTGTACCTGATGTTGGTGTTGTGCTGTATCGACGCACTACAGTTAATTCTTTACCATCACATTCAAAGAATAGCCCGTTTTGTTCATCGAACATTCCAGATCTTACTGAAGCATCGTTCCATCCTTGTACCTCTACCTCCGCAATACCTCCAGGTGTAAAATCTGTAGTAGGGAACGGGTTATATTCACTCACTGGTATCTGCACTTTAAAAGTCTTAGCATTTATTACTTCCGCTATTTCGTAACGTCTATTGTAGGGGTTAATACCATTTTCAACTTGAAAGCCTGTAAATTGTACAATAGCGCCTTGTCGATGACTATCAACAGGAGAAAATCCATGATATTGTTCTGTTGTTACATAAAAGTCATAATAGGGGTAAGAGGAAAGATTAGCTGTTGATAAGGTATAGGCGTTCGTAACCTCGTATACCGGTTTAAATAGTACCCCGGTACTAAACTGCATACTCTTACCAGACTGATATCTAAAATATTTTCTAGTCTGACGAATAATTTGAGAGTTGGGTGCTGCAGTACCAGGGTTAATCTGTACACCGCCGTCAAAAAATCTATGAATAGCTACACCTTCTCCTCTAGCATACACTCTACCACCTGACGCAGGAGTTACCAATAAATTGTTATTAGTAAAATTAGTTAAATTGTTAGTAACAAATGTTACTTTTGTATCTGATAAAACTCTTTTAACAGTAAATGAACCAATATAAGAAGCTCCTGGTTGGTTTACGTCAATTACTGTTATAGGGGAATCAAGAAAAAGAGCGTGAGGCTCAACAAACTCTAACACTGCTTCTTTTGTTCCTGATACTGCTGAAACTCCAACAGTAAGAAGCTGAGAGTTAGAATAAAAATCTCCTGTAAACATTGTTGTATAAGGAGTCTTAAAATCAACACCGCTAAGTAATTGACCCGGAGATTTTGTAGTAACTATAAACGCGTCTACACCAGAAATAGCTTTAATAACATAAGCACCATCTATATAAGTAGCATCTGCTGTTTCTTTTATTACAATAGGGTTGCCAACAGCAAAGGGTATGCCCGGTGTAATATTGACTTTTACGACAACGTCTCTAACACTACTGGGGGCTAAAGTTATTGATACAATTTGTTCGGATGTATAAGCAGGTTCATTAGCGCGAGCAAATACAGAGGGGGTATTATTATTAAGATTTAATAACTCCCACTTTGTACCCTGTAAAGAGTACTCAAAGTCTGTATCGATCAAAGCCTGTGGGGTTGAGATACGAAACTTTTGAACTGCATCTAATGTAGCATCATTATTTGACACGCCATTATTAAGCATTTCTTTTAGTACTGTATATTCTGTATGTGCCATTGACCCATCCCCCTAACGGGGTATACTTTGGCTCGCGCCTCCATACCACCTTGCGGTGCACATAATCATTAATTTCTTAATGCGCGGACTATATCTTCAGCTTTATTATTACTGCTGGACGCTCTTGCTGGTTATTAAGACAATCCATTTTGTCTCCAGTAGTCTCTACACCTTTTAGAAGTTGGCTTCTAACTTGGCTCGGTATTACCCTTTCTACTAAGCAGAGGAGGGCTTCACCGAATTCATCCAGTACGGGCCTGTTTTTTATTATTTATTTTTTAATTATAAACTGTATTACCTCCTCTTTTAGTTGTTGAAGTTTTGATTCTTGTTCTCTGAGCATAGGTAACAATATCATACTCCCCTACCTCATTACTTGCAGCTAATTTTCCTACTCGGTAAACTCTACCCTTATTAGCTGGTACTGTAAAAGACTCGCCCAGCCAAGCCGGTTTATCTTCAAGAAATGTTTCTTTATTTTCAAAACGATTCCAAAACACTTCAACAAAAACTATTTCATAAGGCTCTAAAGGCATATTATAAAAACACCTTGAAAGATAAGCATCATCTAACATTACTGGTCTTTCTTCTCCAACATTAGAATTCTGTATGGGCCACCCATTGAGACCAGCTAAAGTATTATTATTATAATAAACTACTCTAGTGTTATTCGCCACCACATACTTATTAGTGCCTTGTTGAAACCAATTTACATCATTCTGTTTATCAGCAGCCTCTAGTGGTTTTGAGGTAGCGTCTGAGTAATATAAAGTATTAAATACAAACGAACTTTCGGGTTTTTCTTGCCATAGGTATCGACCATTAACCCGTAAAATACGCGCTGTAGCCCCGAATGTAAAAAAGTTTGAATTAACTATAGTGAAGTTTTGATTTTTTAATACACTAAAGTTATTATTAGGGTCCGTTATAGTAATGTTAATTTGAGCATCTGCTAGCACTACATTATTGCCACCGTTTCTTTGACCCTTCCTAGCAGTTATAAACTCATAAGAGCCGTCGGCTCTATATTTAAAAATATATCTACGAAGTTTACCTCTATTTACAGCAGTAATAGTAGTAGGGTAGTATGTGGTTAGAGTACCCTCGTAAATAGGGTTTAAATTTAAATCAACCACACTATCCACAAATTGCTGATGCCTGTATTCAGGTACAATTTGTTCTGCAATTTTATTTAAATTTACTCTCATTACTGTATATATTTATTAAGCAATTAGGTCTATGTCAGTCACTGGTCCCGAAGTAATTGCAGCAAATAAAGTATTCATTTCCTGCACGGTAGAAAACGCTCTATTTATAAACATACCTAAACGAACAGGTCCAAATCCATTGTACGCAGTCGGGCTACCTAAACCTGCTCCAAACATAGGGTAACCATTAAATGCGGAATGCGTTGCACCTGCAACCGTTCCGTTAGTTGCTACCGTAGGGGTTCTAAGTGCATAACGAACAGTGTTGTCTGACAGAAAGCTTAATGCAACATAATACCACTCTGACCCGTCAGGGTTATAGTTAATATACTGATTGTCACTGCCATTATAAGGTAATAACCCAGAACTAGGTCTTGAAAATAGTACTACATTTTGATCACCTGTTTGTTGATATTTTATAGGTTGAGCTACAATATACATTACCTCAGCCGGTGCACTTTGAGAGTTAACCTTACCAACATAAACTAATGTATGAGGGTTACTGGCGATTGATATTGTTTCGTCTGCTACAGCATAAGCCAAGGGGGTAAACTGTACTGCTGTATTGTTCCCTAAAAATTCAACAAAAGGGGTAGTGTCCGGTGTAAAATTTGTTATATAGCGAGCAACACCCTTAGTAATTCTTAATTCATCAATATAACCTTGAAAAAATGCATTAGGGTTATTCCAGCTAGCGCAGCCTATAGTTATTTTTGACGCTTGATTTGTTATAACAGCTGATTTAGAACCTATAAGTACTCCATTTAAAAATAATCTCTGGTTAGTTCCGTCATGTGTTAAGCTACGTGTTGCCATGCACTTAAAGAAACCGTCGTATTTGCGGTAAAATTCCAATCGTTGTTAATGTTGTGTGTGTAAACTGAGATTCTAGAATCTGTAATTGCAATACCCCATGAGAAACTAGACCCGTATGTGTCTTTTGCTATTAAAAATCTTTCATTTGTACCTAAAGCTGTCGGGTAAAACCACATTTCAATAGTAAAGGGTACTGATGCAGAATTAAACGACCCGGTATTAAAATTAAATTTACTACTATCTTCTAAAACAATGTAATCTCCGGTTCCATCAAATAAAGCCGACCCTGTATTAAATTTCTTTTCTGTTGTAGAAATTTGAGCATTACCTTGAGCAGTTAATGTAAAGGTATTTGTTGACGAGTCAGTAATGCTTGTTGAACCGTTCTGGCCATCCATGTGAAGTAATAAACTAACATTATTCCAATAAGAATCCCCATCTGTTATGACTGAAGTGTTACCTACTAATTGTAAGTCAGGACCTACAATAGCCTTTACGGTATTGATATCTTCGAAACCATTACCTTCGTTGTAAAGTGTTTCTATTTCAGCTTCTGTTAGAACTCTATTCCAAATACCTATAGAGTCAAATTGTGTGTCAGTACCATAGGAAGTCGCTGCGTCTACATTATCACCGCCCCATCCAAGCAATCTACCCCCTGTATTAATACCGTTTGTTCTATTTGCTGGTGTTTCTAAAATTAGCTCATTATTAGCATAAACTTTGGCGTGCCCGTTTTCAAACGTAATAACAATATGACACCATTCCCCTACAGTAAATTCGAAATCACTCGGGTTAGTCCCCCATGTTGCGAGATCTGTTAGTATTAACTTTCTAGGAAAATTAGGGTTGCTATAGAGCCCTAAATAAGGATACTTTTGTACTATTAAAGGAAAACGGTCCTGGTAACCTTGAGGGTTTGCTACTGGTAGCGACTCATACTTAAACCACATAGATAGAGTTGCGTTTCCGTTGGTCGCAACATCTGTTGTTAAGTATGAACCATTGTTGCCCCAAGCAGTACGAGCACCATCTCCTACTAGACCAGGCTCAAACGTTACACCGTTATTATTAGTTAAATTATTACCATTACCGGAGCTATCCGTTATGTCGTCTAGCTTCCAAAAAGCTAATAAACCGTCCTTTAAACTACTACCTATAATATTTCTAAAATCATAAGCCCCGACAATATTATTACCAAATGCCCCTGTAGTAATATTGTTCCATTCGGCAGTATAATTAGAACTACCTATAACTCTAATTTGACGAGTTGCTTGTTTTACAATTACATCATTTAATAATGCAAAAGCCTTTACATTATAATTACCTGCACTGGAAAATGTATGAGTAATTGTTTGGGTAAAATAATCCGCTGGTTGATTTCCGCCTGTTAAATTCCAGCCGTAGGTATAAGCCCCTGCGCCGGCGTTTATAGCTGATAAATTAACTGTTAACGGAACTGGTCCTGAAAATGTATTACCTGCTATGCTAAATACTGCAGTTGTAGGTAAGGTTGTAAACTGGTAAACTTTACTATAATTTGTACCGTACTCATGTTTAACATACGCTCTATAGTTATATGTAGTACCATCTGCAAGATTGGTTAAAGTTTTTGTAAAGCTACCTTTAAAAACAGTCGGTGATGTAATAGTGTTACCGTAGCTTGTTTTATTAAGAACTGTTTCATCTTTGTTTTCATTCTCTACCCAGCGTATAAAGCCGGTCTCATGTACTAAACTACCTTCGTTTTGAAATACTCTAGCTTTTAAAGTAACAGAATTTGCACCTATGTTATAAGGGGCTTCAACAACATCGACTTTTACCTGATAAAATTTTTTAGTATCTGCAGATTTACCTATTAAATTGCTCGTTGTTTTTATTGCGCTATCAACATTTTTATTCGTGTCGTAAAAAACAACTGTTTTTAAATTATCGTAATTATCATATACGTTATGTTTTTTAAGATCTTCTTTTGTATTTGTAGATGATCGAGTTATAGAGATGGCCATATCGTTATTTAATTTATACAGTATGAATAGCAGTAACAAACAAATCGTTATTACCGGGGGTATATTCTATTGGGGTTAAACTATTGGTGAGTAAAAATCTCGTGTTAAAGTAAAGTCCGTTAAAAAAATCAAAACTAAAATTACTTTTTGCAGGTATATAAAAAACAGTAACAAGAGAAGAAGTTAGACTGGCGCTTCGAAGTTGTATATATTGATCTGCACTAGAATCAGAAAAACCAAAAATACTATATACTCTTTTACTGCCTTCTACGATAAAACGGGAGGTTAAGGTAGTAGTTGAACTATGTGTTTTAGTTTGATTTTCTAAAACGGCTGATAGTTCTGTTACAACGCTATCAAGATCAACACCTGACACAGTAACAGAGTCGACACTTGCATCAAGGTTACCTTGATTAATATACATCGGTGTACTACTTGTAACGCCATAGAAAGTAAATGAGGTTAGTTCATTTAATAAAGTGTTTGTATTAGCAAGTAAAGTTTCTACCTGATCGGTATTAACGTTAATAGCTGAAACATCTAAATTTACAACAGTTTGTTTGTTGTTTAAGCTTTCAAGTTGAAAATTAGTAGCAGTGAGAAGAGTATTTGTGCTGTCAATTTTAACTTGTACACCGGTTAGGGAGTTTTCTGTAGCAGGTACAATATAATCATCTATAAAGATTTGTAACCTATCGCTGTTTGACATAGTTGTAGTGTTGTATGTCAATGTTAAAACGTTACCGGCAACTGTTCCGCCTGCTGTTGGATCAGCGAAGTTGTAAATAATAGTGTTATTAGTTACGTTAGTTATTAATAAGATTTGATCTAACTTTAGAGACGGATAACCGGTAAAAGTTATCTGTTTTGCGCTAGCAGAAAATGTGTAATTTGTAACAAGAGTCTTCACTGTTTAATATTTATAAGGCAATTGAGTATGCAAGAGCTTGAGTTTTAGTTATTAGGTTATTTAAAGTAATAGTATTACCGTTTGTTATTGAAATTTGTAACGAAGATGGGATATATGTTAGAGTTTGTAGATCATTACCCCATTGAGCACTATTACTCTGTACAAATGTTTGAAGCGTATTGAAGTCTACTTTTGAACTTGAAAGCACAGACCATAAATCTGTTTGAGCTGTTAACGAGCCAATAATTGTACCCCAAACAGCTCGAGCTGTTGAAACATCAACATCAACGTTTTGCTGAGTTGTTACAATTTCAATATTAATATTATCTCCGGGCATATTATTCTGTTACGTCAAAGGTTATCTCCCAATTACCTGACATATATGTTTTAGTTTGTTGATTAGGAAAGTCTATTTGTAAATCATAGATATATCTACCGGGTGGTATTTCAATTTTCCGCGGCGGGATTTGTATTATTCCACCTAAAGCGTTGAGTATAACTATTGTATTATCTGCTGTAGAAAACTTTAATGCTGATGGAGCATCCGGAGATTCTCTTAACTCCATCGAAATGATACAGTTAGTTAGATTAATAGGTGTACCGTTTATAGATAAAGTAATTGAGTAAATACCGTCCCAGGTATCTCCGCGTCTATGCGCAGGAATAGTATATAACTTCATATACTATTATTTATGGAATTTAAGCGGGAGGAGGTGTCGGTGGAGGTGCACCAGCAGTTGCTTCAGGCCCAGCAGGTGGTGTAGTTGGGGGTGCACCAGCTTCAGGACCCGGCGCTGCTCCTCCAAAGGCTGGTATTTCTTCAGCTCCAGGTGCAGGGCCGCCTCCCCCACCTGTAATTTCACCACCACCGCCTGCACCAGTAGCACCCATTTGAGCTGCGGCTTGTTCTCTAAAATTCGGCCCCATCTGGGTAATTTGATCAAGTTCCCATTTCAAGGCTGAATCTTTCTTTTGCCATTCACGGTTCTCTTTCATTTGCTCATCAGAGAACCCTAGATAATATTTTTGGGCGTATGAGGTGGCAATAGACTGATTACCAGTAATTTTAATAAAGTTATCAAATTTGAGATCAAGCATCTGCTGCTCCCGCATTGCCATGAACGACGTAGGTACATTAAATTCAATCTGTAATGCACGTTCACGAAGCTTATACTTTTTCCATAACTCTTTAAGTTTTAAATGTGCAATAAAGGTCTCTTTAATGCCCATTGCAAACTGTCTTTGAATACGAATAATGAAACGAGCAAATCTTAATTCATCTCTTGTTATTTCGGTACCATCCTTAAACATGGCCGACTCTTGACCCATAAAGCGAGATGCCGGTACTTTTAGAGAGTTGTAAAGTTTACGTAAGAAGTAATTTAAATCGTCTAGTGTACCTAGGTTTTGTCCTGCAGGTAGGGTCTCAACGTTAGAGCTATTACCACTTGCATCTTTTGTAAACCAATAAGCATCCAGCATTGACTGAGGGTCATAGACGTTTGTAAAGCGACCACCTTGCTGACTATCGTAATTTTTTTTAGTCCAGTATTGCTGCATTAAGCGCTTAAGGTAAGCTTCAGCTTTTGGAGGCGGCATGTTACCGGTATAAATTGTAAATTTTAATCTTTCCGGAGCACGCACTAAACGATATATAACAATAGAATCTTCAATTAAGGATAATTGACGATAAGCTCTTTTAGCGTTTTCAATATACGGTAAACGTATTGTTTTAAATTCGTTCCAGATACCTGAATTAATATAGGTAACCTGAGCTTTTTGCATAAAGAAAAGCTCTTCTTGATCTTTTACGTTCATCGACGCTGCAGGTTCATTAACCGGTTTACGTATTAAAAATCCTTTTACAAGCTCGTTTTGAACGTTTTGATATACAGGGTTGACGAGTTCAGAAGGTAAAGATACTAAACCAATAATACCTAAATCTTTTTTGTCCTCGTCAATAATGTTTTCGAAAAATAGCTCCCCATCAATTAAAAATTGTCTAAATTGCTCCCAGCCTTTATTTTCTAAATCAAAAATATTAATAAATTTTTTAAATTCTTTCTCTACAGCATCTTTAGCTTCCTTAGAATAATTTCCACGAATATTAAACGTTACAATATTATCATTTTCATCTTTTACTAAACACTCATCACAAATTTCGTCAATACAATCTGCTAATTCAGCATAAGCAGCCATACGCCGATAGTCCATTAAACGGCGATTTTTATCTTTATCTAAACTGGCGTATATAAAAGCTTGATAGTCTTTATTAATAACAATGTTACCGGGTGTACCAGGGCCACTCGATCCCGGGCCATAACCTGGCTCCATCATAAAGACGGATTCGTCTTGAATATACTCGTCTCTTTTTGGTGCTACTCCTTTAAAGTCTTTAAATTTTGGGTTTCGCTGCATCATCGAATCGATGATTTGATATGCATAGGGTAAACGAGATAAAAATGCGTTTAATAAAGATGTAGATGGAAATGCTTGATCCTGAACAGGACCTGTTGAATTTCCCGGAACAGCATTATTGGATGTATAAGGACGATATTGCACTTGAATTATTTATGGTTAGCTAGAGTGTTAAACAACTTACAGTTTGATTAATTTATATATGATAATATACTTATTACAAAATGAAACGTTTAAATTGGGATGAATATGCTCTTAGAATAGCTGAAGTGGCAGCGTTAAGATCAGAAGATCCGTATAGAAAAGTAGGAGCATGTGCATTAGATCGTTATAACCGGGTTATCGGGGTTGCTTATAATGGTTTAGCTTCCGGTAAAAACGTAGACGAAAGTTTTTGGACAGATAGAGAGTGTCGTTTGCCGTATATGATTCACGCGGAGGTTAATCTTCTTTCACTTTTTAAACGTAACGAATGTCGTCTATTAGCTTGTACCTTGTTACCTTGTCCGTGTTGTGCTACAATGATAGCTGGACATGGTATTAAGAAAGTTATCTTTAAAGAAATGTACGAACGTAATCAGGACGCGTTAAAGATATTCGACTTTTACGGTATTAAGTGTAAACAGCTAGATTAGTAATCGTAGCCTTTTTGCCAATCTTTTTGGCCTGCACCAGGCTGAGAAGACATATAATCTTGGTAAGCTCTACCAAAAGACTTTTCAAATTCCTTACGGCCTACTTCATCCATATCTTCATCCCCAGCTTCTAGTGCTTCGATATCTTGATCTGAATTTTCAGCTGAAGCATACTTTATAGCGCCGGCCCGAATAAGAGCTGCTGCTGCTTTTACAGCTGAACCAGCATCTGTTCCACCGCGCTGGATAGCTTTAGCAATATCACTACCTTTTTGAACTTGGTCTGCTATATTTTCAATTCTTGAATAATATGTTTTAAGATCGTCTCTAAGCTCGACCCCAGCGGCTGACATCTCATCTGGCGTTAAAATTTCGTATTCAGCTTCATCAAGGTAACGCGCTGCTTTCGGTGCTTTTGGCCCTGCACTTGGAGTACTACCCTCTACAGACTCATCTTCAGCGCTACTTACTGCGCTTTCTATTTCTTGAGGAGCTGCCGAAACTCCACCACTATAGTCTTTCTGTGCGGTAGCTAGTTGGGAGACAATTCTTGCTGTATAACCTTTTACAGCATCGGCTCCAGGGACCTTCATGTCTGGGTTTTGAGCCTTAAGGTCATTAATAATTTCAGTTAAAGCAGCTTTAATAGCATTGCGATATTGATCTTCATTTTTAGCAGGGTTAGTATTATTTGGATATTTACTAAAAACTTTATCGAATAAAGATTGAGATATCATGTCGACTACTTCTTCTTTAGATTTACCTAAACTATCAGCAATATTACCGATAAGATATCCCTTACCTGGAGCTGAACCAATTGCACCTTTTAAAGATGAGCCAAATGTTTCATAATCAGCGGTTACCGGTGAAAGTTCATTAAGAAGTTGTTCAAATAGAGAATCAAAATTTTTAGTCGCCATATATTTTATTTATTGTATTTGTTCTTTTTATTCTCGGGTATAAATACTTTATATTTTAATGAGCGCGTATATACGTAATTTCGAAATAATACCGACAATTGGCAGCTACGTAGTAGATATAGATTTGGGTGCTTCGAGTGTGCCTTTGAGCGGGGCTGTTAATTTTATAAGTTTGCCTGGTTTAACGAGTTTTAAAATGAAAAACGCAGCATTTGAGCGTTTCGAAAACATACTTAGCTGCAGCGGTTTAAATGTGTTTGATCTTGCAGACGGCCATTTAACTCTAAACACGGTAGTGAGCTGCTTATCGGTTTTTGCAGATCGGAAAAGTATGTATCCTGAATTAACCGGTAACATCTATCTATCGGGTTCATATATGCCCCTACTGTATAGAGAGCCAGCTACCTATAATTTAGATTATGAATTTAAACGGTTACATGATTACCTGATTAGTAAACCTCTACCTTGGAATATTGTTGTAAATTACGAACCGGAAGTTCAATATATAAACACAAATAACGAAACAATATCAGTTTATACATCAGCAACTAGATCGTCTTATGTTATTGTTAGTAGTGAAGTAACTAGCTTTAACTTTAAAGTAAACAATTTTAACGGTATATATGCAAACAACTATTATAACGTTTCAGCTTTAAGTGCGTGTTTTATAACCCTTACCGGTACACCTCAACTAACAGCTGATGCTAATATATTGTATATAGGTCAGAATACTACTCTATCTGCTATAGACGGTTCTCAACATACATTTTACTATTTTGCTACAGGTTCTTTATTGTTAGGTATTGGTTCAAAGTATTTACCTTTGAAACCTTTAACAACAAAACCAGTAACAGTTATAAGCGATCCGCTTATATATACACCACCTGCACGCTACGGGTATATCGACGGTACAGTTAAAAAGTCTTTTAATGTAAATACTCTAAACAAGCAAACGACTTATGTTATACTAAATACAGCAACAAAATTATTTTCATTAAAAATAAACGACACAAGCGTGCTGAGTGGTTATAATCAATTTCGAAATGCTACAAACCTTCTTTCAACATCTTATGTAGGCATAACAGGTATTGAAAATTTTCAAACAACTACTAAGACTCTTTCGTATCAAAAACAAACTGGCTTAACAGCTACAAACTTAAGTGCCTTTGATATAAAGTATTTTTACGCATTTGATAATAAAGTTGTTTTAGGTATTGCATCTCGTTCATCTCAAGAAATACTTGAACCGACAGATATGTATGACAGATATTTGATACAAACGTCCTTAGTAGAAGTGGTTACTGCTGAGCCCACGACCCAGCTTCCCCCGGTTGCGGTTGTTTAATATCATACCAGATCGAATAATCATTAACCGGGGGCGGGGTACCGGCTTTAGTTTGCGGGTGTAATTCTCGGCTTTTAAAATTAATTCCTGTATAGATTTCATATTCGTTATGAGTTCTTACGTCACCTAAACCATATAGGCCTAGATCAATATTATTATTTTCTTCTCTTAGAAGTTGTCGTAATCTTTTTTTACTTTCATCGTCCATTTCCCACCATGTTTTTTCAATACAGCCTTTATTTTTATTATCTTGATCAAAGTCCGTCCAATGCTTTGTTCTACCCTCTCTAGTATATTCGTGCCATATTACAAGTTTATGTGGGTGAAATAAATCGTATCCGAGGGTAAACGATCTAATACTAAGGCTGATTTCGTCTCCTGCAAAATAAAGATGTGGGTCATATTTATATTCTTTACAGTGTATACCTAATGTAAAAAAGAAATGACCACTAACAAATCGAGCAGGTTGGGGTCTTGTAAGTGTTTCCCAATCAGGTATAATATGTGGTCGAAATAATATAGTTCCTGATTCAGTAAATTTATCAGCTACCATTTTATAAGGTTCACCATTTAATAATTCATTCGTTGTAGGTACGTACATGCCCGCATATGATGTTAAAAGTGGCTTAGGTGAGTTTGTAAGGTTCATCATCTCAATTAACGTTTCATCCCAATTTTGCGCAAATCTATGATGACTATCTATTTGTAAAGTGTACTTTTCCCCGGCCCATAATTTTTGTATATGGCTACGAGCCCAACACAGACCACGACTGTTAAGATACGGTATATCAATAATTTTTGAGTTTGGAACAGTTTTTAAGAAAGAACGTAAATGTTCTTCCTCAGGTCCATTTTGCCAACAAATACCAAATGATAGATTTTCAGGGTATTTTGCCTTCGAAATACAATCTTCAATAGTCGGTTTTAACTCAGGGTCTCGATAAGATGCAATTTGTACAAAAATTGTCATTTTAAGATTTATCGCTATAAATACATATAATCAAATTGCTTAACATATGAGTGTAATTGTTGAAAGAGGTATAAAACTAATACCTACCGGAGGAGATAATATTATAAAAGTAGGGGTAACGAGTACCTCGAAAAGACTTTCTGGTTATGTTGACGCTACAAGTGTGCCGTACGTTACATCTTTTACATTTATTAATCAAGATATTGATCGAATTATAGGGTTAGAAACATTAAACGATTTATCTGAGCTAGATATTAGAGGTAATCGATATTTTTCATATAACCCAGTAGACTTTTTATTAGATCAAAAACCTATAAAGCTTTTAAATTTTTCAGATACACCCTGTTACGGGTTTATGAGCTTTTTAACATCATATCCTGGAATTGAATATTTTTACGCTAATAACACATTACTGTCAGGGGATATAAAGTTGCCTTCTAGTATTAAACTAGCAGAAATACAAGGTTATTCGAATAAGTCAACACTTATAAAAGAAATAGCGCCATTAACTAATAATTCTAATTTAGTGTATTTAAATGTTAGTAATAATAAGTTAAAAGGCTCAATAGAAATTGGTAAATTACCAAACGCTATACATCTTGATTTTAGTAAAAATAAATTTTCACGCGCTATACTCAACACATTAACGGTACAAACCTCAAATATTAGAGTGTTTAATATAGCAGATAACGAGCTAGCAGCTACTACTTTAGATGGCGCAAATAAAAATATAGTAGGTTTAGAGGATGTACATAAAATATTAAAATATTTCGAAAAATTAAAAAGACAGTATCAAAAAGGTAAATCTACCCAAAACAATTATACATATATTTTAAATCTATCCGGTGCATTAATGCCTTCACTGCCTAGTAGACCGTACGATTTCGGGTATTTAAATTATCTAAACAATGAGCTAATAGGATCATTAACTGCAAGCCCGTATCCTTGGAGGGTACTAATGGGAGGCTTCGATGTTAAGGAATCTGCAGCGTCTATTAATAGAGCTCGAACCGAGAATTTTGCTGATCCAGATGTTCGTACATATATACGCAACTGGGAAGTGTTAAACAATGAAGAGATACCGACAAGAGATTTTGCTTTTGTCGATGCGAAAGTTAAGCGATTAAAAACAATTACAGCACCGGTTACGGCAAGTATGATTGAAACGACAAACCCTGCACTAACGAGCTCGGGTCGTTGTTTATTAAGCTCAGTACAAATAAGTCCAGGTCAATATCAACATAGATGGTATGTTGGTACGTTTTGGGATCTTGTTGGACTAAACTTCGAACCAGATCCAGACCATACAGAATATATACAAGAATTTAAAACGTCGTATTTACAAAGTAAGGGTACGAGTTTGATTTATTATTTAGAATTGTTGTGGTTTATAAAAACAATGAAGTGGTTAGGTTACTTCGATTCAATGATTTTCTGGCCATTAAAATGGAGACAATATGTAAATAAATCAGATCTAGCTGAAGGCAGAATGTTAATGGTAGATTCGTTTGGTGGTGGTCAAATTAACCCGGGGTATGAAAATTCTGGCATTAAAAGACATACCCTGCGTTTATGGTTTGCAAAAGAACAGTCTTCTCCATCTGAAACAGACCCTTTACAGACTACTACTTTACAGGATACAGTGCTTTCGGGGTTAGACGGTGTTCCGTTTAGTCTTGGTACGGCAAAATATGGTAATTCTAGATTTATACCATTAAGAAACTCTATGGACCCAGATATGTGGTTCGATTTAGGAACCAATATTTGGTCAGGAATGACAATTAATACAAGTGAAGTAGGTTATGATACTAACCGTAGACTTTACATGGGTATACCGGATGGCTTCACTATGCTTATGAATGCTGATGTGAGTCCTTACGGTGTCGGGGCTACAGGTACGACTCGTTGGATACAGCAACAGGGCACTACAAACAAAGTAGAAAATAATAAAAATCCGTGGGTTTTGCAAAACACAGAGTGGCCTAGATATTTTGGAGGCTTACGAGGGCATATTATGGGGGGTAAGGATGCTTCTTATTTTGGAGCGCCTCAGGTACATATTGACCAACGCGGGGCTGGTATGCTAGGTCTTGTGGAAAACGATCCTTATACAAACACCCAACAAACATTTGAACGGGCATTATGTTCCGAGCTACTTTTAAATGAAAATACCGATTTAAACGGGTATGGTTGGGCCAATTGGCGAGAACTGAATGTTTTTGCACACCCTAACACAGCATCAAACGTTTTAGCATTTAAAAATAACGATAATTTAGTATGGAAATTTTGGAAATCGAATGTGCAGTTTCCAATACAAACAAGCACAACGCCGCCCTTAACGACTCTAACGTATAGATATAAGTGCTGGCATGTACCTATTGAGTCGTACGATGCAGCGACGGGCAATGTAAGATTTTCTGTTGGTGGAGTACCTGATTGGTATAATGTAAGTTTGCCTGCTTGGTATTTTACTAATCGCTCAGTGGTAGATTCTAAAGCTATAACAAGTGGAGGGGGTGTACAGAATAATTGGCGTAGCCCGACCTTACATGGTAGGTTTGGGCACATAAGAGGTTCTATCGATACAGATGCTACTAATAGCCCTACGCATTTAAAAGTATCAGATGATTCTGGACTAACATTTGGTTATAAGGATGCAACGGTCGAAAAAGTTTTTAGGTATAGCTCAACAAACAGTCGCTGGATGGATCTTGAATATAAAAAATTTGGAGACACACTTACAAGAATTCCTTGCGCAGATCAGGTCTTTGGTAACGATGATTTGCGTGGATTTATCAAGCTACGTATAAAAGATAGCAATACGGCATTTTCAACTGGTTCGTTTCAAATGTCAACATCTTTAGGGTTTGTTCCAGGTACAACAGGTATAAACTTAATACTTTCAGGTACAGGTTTAACAGACGGTATATATACAAATGTACCTTACCGATATACATTTTCAACACTTAATAGCTCTATAGGTATGCCCTTATCTGCTTTTAATAAAAGTACAAACAGTAATATTATTTCATCGGTTATGACCCCTGGTATACCACATACCCCTAATCTTGGTAATTTACAATGGTATTATTATGGTAATATGGAGTTACGAAACGTGCTTCTTCCCGCATCTATTCAGGTCTTAAACCGTCCTTTATTTTGGGACACTACTGATACATATGCCCTGTGGTGGCTAACAGCAAGTAACTGTTTTGTTATTACAACTACAGCAGACGCCAACACTGCCTGGGTTGCAGTTTCTAATCTTAATTGTTTATCAAGTACGTCTATTTTTGGAGCTTATAGAGGTAATACGAGCACATGGCCAGCTACAGCTCATGTCGGATTAAATGAACCAGTATCAAGTGTAATCGGGGAAGCGTTTTTTAGACACAATTCAAGTATAACTACAGTTCCTATATTATGTAGCGAAACCGTAATTACACCTGTGGGTGTTAACTGGGGTTCTCCTGATTCTAGAATGAACATTGGTAACGTAACGTTTGAAACAAAAGTCTGGGACGCAGCAAATACAAATCTTTTTAATTTAAACCTTAATTCATATGCATATTTGCGGTATAGTCTTACTCCTTCAGTTAACGGTAAGGGTACAGTTTATGTAGCAAATAGCCGTGTTATTGCTGTTTCAACAACAGCACCCGGTAAGGGGGTAACAAGTAATCAATACTTCACGTTTAATCCAACAGATATTGGTGGGGCTGGTGGAGACTCCGGAGTGCTTTTTAAAGTAAACGGAACCTATACAACTAGTAGCAAAGCTAGTTTAAAGCAAAGTGTCACTGATAGAAACCCTATAGGTAATTATTATTTTCATACACTGCATGTAATTAACAACACAATGGCTATACAGGAATACCTAGATAATGGCTTCAATTGGGAGGTTAATACTAATACAGAGGGCAATTGGAAGATGGAAAATGCTGTAGCTAATAAGATAGGTTCAAGTACTATAACCCCTGATAATGAAACGTATTATAGGTTTGCTAACGATTATAGTGATATGAACTTTTTAACTAATCACTTTATTTTTAATCATAATAGCACTACTACACTAACAAATATAACCAGCATATATGTTTGTGGTAGATGGTGGAACGGCTTAAACACTGGTAGTAATCCAATAAGAGATAATCGAACAGATGATAGATATGCTTTAGATTTAATTAAAAAAGATAATGCAGAAACAGTTCTGGGTACCTTAACAATTGAAAATACAGCTACCGGGGAAGGTATGGTGTTTGGCGTGAGAAATGTAACACCTGAAAAACGATACCGTTGGACAAGAAGCAGAAGAGCGTATATGTATCTAGACAAAGTTGATGAAATAACTCAATCTAACTGGCGTGGTACACCTATTAATAGTAGCTTTTTCTTTCATTGGGGTATTGATACTAATAGATGTAATTACTTTGGTTTACATAAAACACCAACAGACACAGATTATAACGAACCGTCATTAAGTTATTACGGATACCCGCATAGAGGTAATAAGGTTTTATTTGAGCGTTATGACGCGTCGACTAGAACTTTTACATTTGCTTCTAATTTATCAAGTCAATTTGCATATATAAATAACCCCGGAACATATAATTTTAAAGTTTATGCTAACCCACGCGGTACAAATGATATTCGCAATTTAACCGTTGTTGGTGGAGTACCAGGGCGAAACCCTGGTACTGGAGCATTATCTGCAACAACTGCTGTTTGGGATACTGATATACCTCAAGGCGGTGGTATTATGACACAGGCAATCGGGGAGGCCGGGTGGTGGGATAACTTTAGTGGGGTAACAGGTCGGGACCCACTAATAGGGTCGTCTTATGTACCGTTAAAGCTTGCATCAACAGGTGGTACGTTTACAGGGCTTCAAGGTAGCCGCCGGGCATTATTTGACCCGTCATATGAAGGCTACTTACAAAACATTTTATTGTTCAAAACTGATTTTACGGATTTGTGTGCAAACAGATGGCTTAAAAATAACACTCTACATACAGCCCTAACGTGCTTTTTTTATGAAACATCGGGCAACGACTTAACTCCCGATATTAGGTAATATTAATTTCTAAAACTTTGTCGTAAAACTGAGAAGGAGAACCGCTTTTTGCTCTTATATCTCTTAAAGCAGTTTCTATTTCTTTATTGTTATTAGCTAAAGTGGTAATACGATAATCAAAATGTATTGTATTATTTTGTAAATGTATATCTGTTTTAAAAGGAAGTGGTACCTCAAGCGTCTCTCGGTTACCCTTATCGGACAAAACTATAAAATGTATACAGAAATGTGCTCTTCTAAAAAGTATCAAACGGCCTTTTTTGAGTATTTTAGTACCCAAACGAAAGGAAATACTATTTTGTAGAAAGCGACTAAAATATTCTTCATCTGGTATATAATCTGTAATTCCTACATTCATGTATTAATAATTTGTGCTTTACGCTGAGATGTCATCGGCATTATACTTTCATTAAAGTACTGCCAAAACTTTTCTGCTGGTGTTGACTGTATAGTGGCAATAACTTCTACCTCATCACAGTTTATCATTCTATAATCTTGTAAAAATATGTCCCAAGCCGATATTAAGTTTTTAGCAGCCGGGTTATATTTTAACCCAGGTCCTGTAGGTGGTTTGTAATTTAATATAGTTGTACCGAGGGCGGATCTAAGTAAAAGCATATCATTAGTACAAAGCATTCTTCTATGATCCCTATATCCCGGTTTTTTTATACGACGCCGAAATCTAAGCTCAACAACATTCTTTTGTAATAAAAGTGCTAAACTACTCCTTCCTAGTCTCATTTGGGTTGTTAATAGGCTTGCATATACCAAATATACGAGCCTCATTTAAAAATATACTCATCTTACCATTCTTTTGAATGGCCTGTAGTCCTTTGTCACCAGGGAATATAACTATGTCTCCTACTTTAACTTGTCTAACATCAGGACCAGCTAGTTTAACCTTAGCAACACGCCATGATCTGTTATCGACAACCTGGCTAGGAAGGATAATACCATTGCGAATTAAACTCTTTCCGTCTTCAGCAATGTCGACGTACTCAATCATTATTACATCAGCTAGAAGCTCTGTAATTTCATAATCTTCTGGTAGCGGGCAATCTTTATAGGCATCAAGCTCTATCATGCCGTTATTTTCGCGAGGTAATACAGGTGTAATCATATCTTTTAATTTATGACATTTGTTTGCTAAACTCAAGCAACATTTTTACTTCCCTTGTTGATTGTTCTCTACCTTTAGCCAACATATTTATATTTGTGTCTTTTTCTATATCGATATTTTTAACTTTTTTGATATAGGTTATTTTTGACATAAATTTTTGTTTAGGGAATGCTGTAAGTAAAAACTTATAGTGCATTTCTTTATCTAAAAAGTAATTTTTATTTACTGTTTCGTTTAACACACTACAAACTTGAGGGCTTATAAATGAAAGCCAGCGGTTTATTAAAAAAGGTACATATTCAAACAACGGAATAGTACCTTTTTTATTTACGATTATATCTTTTAGATAATCAAAAAGCATTAAACAATAGTTTTTGTTGTAGCCACAAAAATATCTCGAGACATCATATAAAACATCTCAATAACATTTTTCATAAACTCTTCTGCTTTCTCATCGTCAAGATTTGTAGAGTATGCAAACTCTGGGGCTTTGTCCCCGGCTTTTATATTTACCCCGATGTGTATTAATACGGCATTATTTTTTTGGCATGCAATACTTACAGATGCTTTTTTATATTCATCTCCAGCCTTAATCATTATGTCGTCTCCATCAACGTAACCGTCAGTACCTTCTAGGAATTTACCACAGAGTAACGAACCGATTTGAGCCATTAACAATCTTTGAAAGCAAACACCTCCAAATAGATCAATATTAGGAATCTCAATAATAAAGTTAACAGCATCTTCACTATAGATAAAATCTTTATTTAAAGCATCTTCAAGGTCTACTAGGTTATCTGTAACCTGCATTGGTGCTCTAAACGCAACAATATTACCTGTAGGTAGAACCTTATCTCTAAAATATTGATATGCAAATCTTTGATGAATGTCATCCCCGTTGTATATGTCTTTTTTAATGATCATAATATTATTATATGTTATATAAAAACTATTTCAAATAAACTTCTTTAAATTTTTTAGAACTGTTTTCCCACTCCGTAGACATCATACTGTCCCCTAACCCGTAATGTATAATAGCAATAGGCATTACCCCTATACGAACATTTTCTTTAACACACTCTAAACAAAAAGCCATATCATAATGATGCCAATTAAACTCTTCATTAAAACGAGCTGACGTTTTTAATATTTCTTCTACGTTAACAGCTATAAAAACACCATCAATTATTAATGCTGGGCTTTGTGTTAAACCGAAAACAGTTGTCCAAATTTGATTATCTCTTATATGGGCTACTTCCCCGACCATATCTTCCCGAGAAGGTGTCATTAAGTGCCAGGCTGTTTTTTCTGCATTCTTATTAATTTTTGCGGTGCCTGCTAAACCTGTAACCGTATAAGGAGATTTACGAAGATGTTCAACAAAGAAAAGATCCCTAATAATTACATCATCGTGTACAAAAACAACAATACAGTCTCTATATTGTTCTGTTAAAAATTCATTATACTTTTTGGAAAGACCTTCTGTATTATCTTTTATAACATGAAAATCAAAATCTTTTCTATCGTAATACTCACAAAGCTTATTTAGAGATTTGCTAATAGGTTTTTTTGCGAACTCTTCAAGAGTTTTGCAACGTGTTGATGTTACTAATAGTATTTTTTTCTTCATACGAAATATGGGTTATTGTAAGAAAACGAATCGATAACAGTTAAGGATTTATCTTGATAGGTATAAATTACTCCGTCTGCTTCTACAGGTTTTGAGTCTTTAAACTCTAAAGAAGAAAACGAATCTTGATCGACGTGTAGAGAGCTACCTGCTTTCACGATATAAATTCTTTTTGTTAAAACGTTAAGTATCCAGCTTGTTAGTAGTCCTTGATAAGCTGAATAAGTTTTTGAAATATCTCCGTTATTGTTATTGAGGTGTACCGGTATTATAGAAGTATCTACTAGTAAACCTTCTGCCTCAGGGAAGTCTTTAAAGTTAGTAATGATACCATTTTGGGCCACAAAATATTCTGCTACTGCAAAAGGATGAGTTGTTTCAGGGCTCCAAGTTTGTTCCCCTGTATTTGTTGGAGCACGGGAGTGAAATAAACAATAAGTTATATCGTCAGTGCCAATAGTTTGTTTTAGTTTGTCCTTATCGTATCTACCAGGGCGTCGTGTACAAACGATTTCATTACCGTCTTTTAAGAGACCGACAAAACCAGAAGCAAAACAACCACGTTCAAGGTTCTTTTCGTACAACTCAAAGGCTTTATCAAATGAAGGAGCTCCAGCAATTCCGCACATATCTATTATATAGCTTTACAATTGTATTTTTGCCAGTCGATATCTCGACTATAAGGAAGCGGGTCAATAAGATTAGCATCGATAAAGCCTTTAATACGAGCTGAACAAGCCGGACATTCCCCGCACGATACTGCTTGTCCATTATAACAAGTCCACGTCTTATCAAACTTAACTCCAAGCTTAGTACCGTAATTAATAATCTGCATCTTCGACATATCAATTAAAGGCGCAATAACTGATATACCGTTTCTACGATTAAGAGCTAAACAACTATTAATATTATCTAAAAACTCATTTGTACAATCCCAAAAGCCAGACATATTATCGGCCTGAGCAGCTCCGTAAACAATATGTTTAGCACCTACACTCTCAGCATAGCCTGCTGCAATCGATAACATTACCATATTTCGATTAGGTACGTAAGAAAGGTTTTGCGGATCCCCGATAACATCTTTCATCTTCGGTACATTGATAGAGTTATTTGTAAGAGCAGAAGCAGAAGCTAATTTACTATAAAATCCCAGATCAACTATAATATGTTGTTTAATCTTTTGTTCTTCACCAACACCCAGGTCAGTTGTATAATCTAGAGCTCTATCAATCTCTTTTTTATGACGCTGATTGTAATTGTATGTTAAACAATAAACTTCGTCAAATTCCTCTATGCAATGATGTAGTATGACTGTTGAGTCCATACCACCGGAGTAAATAACTACGCATTTAGACATATCATAATAATACGTTATATTTTTTAATAATCAAGTTATAGTTTAATCTTTACTGTACCTGCATCGTTCCATAGAGCGCCTGTAGGTAAACCGGTAGATGAAGTAGGTAGGTTAGGTAATACAACTAGTAAACTGTTGATGTTAAAACAAGACTCTGTGTTATTAGCAGATAGAGATAGGTTAGCATTGCCCGGGTTTCCGCCACCGTATTCATATATTTTACCTCCTCCGATACTCCGTCTTATAGCTAAAACCATATCGTCATCTCCAATAAAACCTATTTCATCCCCATATGAGCTATTTGAAAATACAATTACACCGTTAGAATTAGTATTGTTCCCGAAGGTTGCGGAACTTATAGAAGCGTTACCGGTGATAGTAGCATCTCCAAAAATAGTGGCACCGTTAAAGAGACCTGCACCGGCCGCAGAAATATTACCCGCAACCGTTAAAGCATTAGCAACAGAATCAGTACCTATACCAAATTTACCCGGTATAAATACTCCCCCTGAGGCCGATACCATATATTGACCGGTTTTTGTTGAAGAAACATTAATAGAATTGGTTCCTAATTGACTGTCGGTCCAAACATAACAATAATTACCTGTAGATGCTCGTACACCGGCAGCATGACTTACATCTCCAAGAGCAAAACTATACGAGCCTTCAGCGTGACTTGTAGTTCCAGATGCTATTGTTCCAACACCTTCCGCATGACTATATTCCCCTGAAGCATTTGAAAATCTACCTTCCGCATGACTATATTGCCCGGAGGCCGAAGTGTTTTGACCTTCAGCGTGACTATATTGCCCGGAGGCCGTTGTACTACTCCCTTCTGCATGGCTTGCTACTCCTGAAGCTGTTGTACTACTTCCTTCTGCATGGCTTGCTACTCCTGAAGCTGTTGTACTACTCCCTTCTGCAAAACTGTAATCTGCTCCTGCTGAACCAGTATTAAAAGAGGTTCTTAAATTAATAGCTGATACGTTACCTGTTATTGTTAAGTTTCCAGTAACTATACCTCCCGAAAGCGTTAAAAAGTTATTTTGTACAAAGGTAGACTCTTCCCAACTGCTCGATGCATTTTGTACAACAGTTGTGAGAGCTGATAACGGTTGTATTATTTTTTCTAGATCTGTATAATATGAATTCATTCTTTATAATATTTATAGATAAGTTCTTTGAGCGCCCGTTGCTCGGTGCGGTATTACCGCCAGGTCACAAAGTCGCACCTACATCATTGCCCCGGGACCTCGGCCGTGACCTCAGTTGCTCCCGTAAGACAAATCCGTAAAGTGTTGGAATTTAATCCACGACTTCGTATTTAAGACCCATTTCTGCACTTAACACCGTTCCGCAGAACGATGCGTGTTCTAGTAGGCGCTCAAAGAACTCATCTAATTAAATTTGCATGTAAATGTATTTTTATACAAATTAAGATCTTGTTGATAGTAGGGTGAAATACTCGCAACTGGAAACCCTTTCATGCTACTTGCATAATGGTCTGTATAAAAAGGAAAATATTTGTTAGCAATCCGTATAGTAGGGCTTAGAGGCCCGGTTAATACTTGCCCTTTAGAATTGTTCGCATCAGGTAACCAGGCAATATAACGAAAAGCTACATATAAAGGTCTGTATACTCTTGCGTATGGGTATCTCGGGTTAGAAGATAGTACTTTATTAGCACCACTATCATAACCAAACGGTCTCAATAAAGGTAAATAATCATAATCGGTAACACTTGTAGCGCTTGTAGGTAAAAACGCAACAAGACTTTCCTTTAAATGTAGGTCAAGCAAATGAGATATATCTATAATTCTGTTTAGAGCGGTGATTTCGACATAATTAGTTCGTCGAGCAATATTCGATGTTACGTTATATTGGTCATTACTACTTCTCGTCCAATGACCGTTCATTATTGTGCTATTTTCACCGTCAGGTACAACAAAACTATAATTACTTTTTAAACGGCCTTTAGGTACGTTTCTTTTTCTCTTTTTAAAGATACCCATTTCGAGAAAAATTTTATACTTACCGAGTGTTTCTTGGGTGAGATCGCAGGTTTGTAGTTTTGGAGCACGTTCTAATGTAAAAGCCCCGGCTGCGGATATATTAGTAGTACCTAACGGTACCGTGGCGTAATGTAGTTGAGTTGTATCACTCAGCAAAATACGAGGTACAGGTAAAACTGGTAAAACGTCATTAGATTTTATACTTGTAGCTGTTAAACTACCACCGGTGGCGTTAATATAACTAATGTTTTCTGTGTTTAAAGCATATGTTTCGAATGTATTGCTATAAATCTGATTTATTCGAGCACTATCAAAATTCGCATTGTAAGTGTAGAAAATTTGTAGCGAAGAAAGCGTAGATGTTTCTGCAAGTAATGCTCCTTGACTATTGTAAATAATTTTACCAGGACCCTTATCGTTTTCTGTATCGTTCCAAAAATAAGCTGACGCAGGTTGATATATATTTGTAAAATCCCAAACACTGTAACCCTTCGGGTATTGATTTAGGGACCCTTCAATTGTCTGGCCTGTTGAAGCTATATATAGTCGACCATTTGAAAGATTTTTGTTACCTAAATTTTCATACCCTTGTAGTTTTGTCGAAACAATTTGAGAGAGGGTCGAAACAAAAGGCGTCTTAAAAAAGTTATACAAGTCATAAAAATAAATTCTACTTGCTGAAGTGCTGTAATTTTCCGCAGTACGATAAAGATATTTGTCGTATTGTGCTACGTTAGTGTATGTAGAGCCAACGTCGTCTAAAGGTACTTCATTGAGTATATACGGTACTTGTTTTGTTACCGTATCGATTAACCCTACTAGATCTTTATAACCACCGCTGGTTAAAGTTGTAGTTTTAGTTATAACATGATTGTTGTAAATACCAACAACGTCTCTACTGAGCAAATTACAAGAACCGGTAAAGGTTATTGTTGACGGATTTGTAATATTAAAAATAGCTAATATGCTCGGATCGTTAACTTGAGCATACAGGTAATTGTTATTGATAAAAAGCTTTTTAATCTCAGGTGTACCGATATTTGATGTAAATCTTGTTTTAGCAGTTGAAAGAGGGGTATTTTGAGTATTGAGATTGTATGCGTAAATTTCTTGAAAACCAGTACCTGGGTCTAAAGAGGTGTAATATAAGTAATTTGTTTCAGGGTTAAACGCAAATTGAGTATTTGTTGTACCTGGGGCTACGGCATAAGACGATAACACAAACCCGGGTTGATATATATTTACTACATCAAAAATCTTAATATAGTTTTTTAAAGTATTATCTCTACCGAGAATATAAACTTTG